TAATCAACAGAATTTGCTAACATAGGATTTTTAAGTCTTTTTTGAATTTGTTTGATGCTTTCCCTGTATATAGCTGGCATCAAAACAATTCTGTTTGACATTCAAAATGAATAATGTAATAAAATGATGAATTGTGCTACAGTAATCAACCCTGTATCTTTAGCGGCTATTAGTTGCAATTGCATAGGTTGGTTCAAGTATGTGTCCATATACTTAGTCATGTCTACAGATACAGCCATATCTTTCTTAGTTGTTCCTATTCTTTTCATCCTTTGCTGAACAATCAAATTTTTCTTCAATCCAGGTACTAAAATAAAATCAGAAGGATTTGCTTTTGTTGACAATAATGCTCGTCCAAGTTGATCCCAAATTCTATTAGAATTTCTATTAAATAAATTTTGAACGAAGAAAGGTCTTTTATCATAATTTCTTTCATTTTTAACTGTCATTATTACTAAGCAAAACATACCATAAATCATGGTTTGTAAAATTGTCAGATCCCAAAAAGGTAACTGTCTATCGTCCAAAGAATAATTAGCTGGAACCCTGAAATTAGGAAACCTAAATAGTGTATTTTTATTACCTTCTTTCATTGATAAACTGACATTTTCTTTAACCATTTTATCTTCCATCAATAAGGCTGTTGTTAACTTACAAGATGTAATACCTTGGTATTGTTTCTTTTTGTACAATGCACCATTCAAAGGTTTCTTATTCTCATAAGTATTTTTAGCTTTAAATAATCTTCCATGCTGTGTTCCAAAACTTAGGTGATCTGGAATATGGTAGAGATAGTTTTGCTCATCTGAAACCATAACAGCTGAGTTTTTACCTGTATTAACTCCTGGATACTCCCATTCATTAGTGAATTTACTGTTAGTTTTATTTAAAATAGCTTCCTGTGTAAAGTGTTCCATTAACCTGTAACATAATCCAGGATGATAAGCTATTTTCTCCCATGTTATACTACCTTCCCTGTAAACAAACTTTCTATACCACTCATCTAATGGAATGTTAGAATTTATTTTTAAATTTTCTACCTTAATCTTAGATTCTTGATACCATTGTTCATATTCCATATCTGATTTATAAAATGTAGAAACTCTATCTACTCTGTCATAGCCATCATCTTTAGTCAGAACTTGTTTTAAGTAAGTAATTAACAAGTTACTATTCCAACCAGTGTGAACTACTTCATTAAAAACTGGATCTTGAATACCAACTAGCTGGTTATTATCTTGTTCAATTGTTGTTTTGAATGAATCATCACAAAATCCTCCATGGTTCTTCCTAAGTTTGTAAAATATGTAAGATACTCTTACATCTCGTATTTTTAGTTTCATTTTACTTTTTAATTCATATTTTCCAAAGTTGCCCATTGTATAGCTTGATTTCATAAATATATAAAGCAAATCTAAAGCATATTTTAACTGTCTGGAGTAATTCATAAAAAGACTCCAGTATAAATTACTTTTATACAAGTCTGTTCCATATCCTAATGCTGCACTTGCTACCATAGCAGCACCATAAAACGTTGAATCAGCTGATAAAGCTTCTTCCCAATTTAATCTAAATGGCTTGCTTATAAAGTA